GAAAAGGAGGACATTATAAAGGTGCTGAAAAATTAAATAATTATTCTGATAATGATCCATTTAGTATTGTTTATATAACTAATGCTTTAGAATATATTGAGGCATTGGAAAGTGGACATTCTGATCAGGCACCGAATGGAATGGTTGAGTTAACCATGAATGAATTAGAAACATTTATTAAGGAAATAGTCGGATGAGTTTAGATGTTGTTGATAAAATTATATCTACCCAGTTTGCTACCTGGAGTGCTACTAATTTTGCTAAAGTTTTTGAAAATGTAGAATTTGAACCGGCTGATTCCGATATTGGATATGTTAAAGCGTTTTTCTTGCCTGGAGATTCAAATCAAATTTCTATGGGGGCTACAAAAAATTATAGGCATGTGGGAAATTTTATTGCTCAAGTTTTTGTGAGAAAGGGAAAGGGATCTAGGTTAGCTAAAAAATATGCTAAAGAAATTGGAGAGATTTTTAGAGGCAATCAATTTACTGATTCAGGAATAACTATTACATGTAGGTCTCCTGGATATGCAGCAGTAGGACAAAGTGGTGAATGGTATCAGGTCAATGTCAATGTTCCGATCCAATGGGATGAACTTCATTAAATTTTAATTTTGCGGAGAACTTGTTATGAAAATATTATTTAGCATTATCGGATTATTTTTAGGTAGTGATTCTAGCAGAACACAATTAAGGATAATTGAGGAATCAACATTGGGGGCCGTTCCCGCTAGTGCCTTCACCAATTTAAGATTTACTGGAGAATCCTTAAAATATAATATTGAAAATGATAAATCGGAAGAGATAAGGTCTGATAGGCAGATCACTGATGTTATACAAATGTCCGCAAATGCTAATGGTGGATTTGATGGAGAATTATCTTATAATACTTTCGATATGCTTTTGGATGCCATGATGTACAGCGCCTGGGCTACGGAGTTAACCGTCACTGCTACAGATATAAGCGCTGCTACCACTGATGATTCTTTTAATTCAGTTGCTGCTGGCTTCCCAGCATTTTTACCTGGCTCTTGGATTGAAGTGCGGGGATTTACGGGTAGCGTAAATAATAATGGATATTTTCAAGTGCTTTCTAGGACTGCTTCAAAGGTTACAGTTAATGCTAATCTTGTTGATGATGCTGCCGGTGAAAGTGTAACAATAAAAACTACCACCGTGAGGAATGAAGTAACAAGAACCAGTTTCTCATTGGAGAAAGAATTTTCAGATAAGGCGGAGTTTAGGGTTTATAAAGGAATGGTAGTAAACGGAGTCAATCTTGATTTTGAAGCTGGAAAAAAGATTCCTTGTGGGTTTACTTTTATGGGGGTGGGTTTTTCTGCAGCACAAGCAACAGCAGGAACTGGCGCACATGTAGCAGCGCCAACAACTGAAATTTTAAATGCTGCGAATCAAGTTGGAAATATTTATGAAGGAGGCACCTTAGTAAGTGGCATTAATATTCAAAAAATTGGCATGTCTATAAATAATAATTTAAGGAATATAAATGCTATAGGTAGTTTAGGACCAGTTGATATGGGTGCCGGTAGATTCAGTCTTGAAGGAAGTTTTACAGCATATTTGGAAGATGATGCTCTGATTGATAAATTTACTGGTGATACGGCAAGCAGTTTGGCATGGAAAGTTGAAGATGCTGCTGGTAATGCCTACATTTTTAATATTCCTAATTTGAAATTTATTGATGTAAATGAGCAAGTAAAAGGTGCTGATCAAGATGTGCTTGTTGAATGTCAATTCCAGGCAATTCGCCATGTCGCTTATGATATGACTTTTGAAATAAATAAATTTGCTGCTTAATATAAAAATATATTGTTTTAATTTTTATTAGCCTGACTTGTTGGAGGTTTTATGGAACTTAGTACTTTAAAAATAGATAAAGAATCTGCTGAAAATGGAAGGTGGTTAGACCTTGATGATAGCGGAGCTAAAATTAAGTTGTGTAGGATAGGCAATGCTAAATATAGGGAGAGATTAAAATTCCATACACAAAAATTTAGGAGTCCTAAATCTGTTTCTGATGAAGCATATGTGGATATGCTAAATATGGTTCTTGCTGAAACTGTTGTAAAAGATTGGAAAGGATTAACTGATGATGGACAGGAGATTCTGTATTCATATGAAAAGTGTTTAGAACTTTTTAGGAATCCTGCCTATGTGGAATTTAAAAATATAGTTGTGAGATTAGCGGATAGTTTGGATAATTTTAGAATGGAGGTTTTAAATGAAGATGTGGGGGAATCTTCGGTCTCTTAAATTGGAAAAGAATATGGGGTAAGCAGGAAGGATTTTTTGAAGGATTAATTACTGATACCTATATTCCAAAAGCACTTTTAAGGAGACCGGAATTAGATGAGATACAAAAATATTATTATCGGTCTTATTTATTTTTAGATCGATATAGACAGGGACAATTAATACCTTTATCTGAATTAAAATCTTATTGTGAATTATTTAATATTGAGGATAAAGAATATTTTATAGAATTAATATCCTGCTTAGATATTCTTTTTATAAAAGAATTGGAAAATAAGAATGAAGAAAGTAACCAGGAAAATAAAATAAATGACAAACTTAGTAAGCATCCTGGGCATAAAGATTGATCCTTCCGCGGCGCGCGCGGGCGCTAGTGCTGTAAGTAGGATTTTGGATGATTTGAAAAGGAGGGGTGGTGCGGCAGTAAAAGGGATATCAAAAGATTTTGATAGTTTAAAAAATGATTTGTTTTCCATTAAAGGAGCTTTAGTTGGCATAACCACTGGATTGGCTGCCATGACTTTTAAAAATATAATGAGGGAGGGAGCCCTGTTTGAGCAATCTGTTGCTGATTTATCTGCAATAACTGGAGCGGTAGGAAATGATTTAGATTTTTTATCATTAAAATCTCAAGAGTTTGCTGCCGTAACTACTCTATCTGCCATTGATGTTGTTGAAGCTTTCAAGTTGGTTGCTTCCGCTAAGCCTGATTTATTGACAAACAAAGATGCTCTTGCTGCTGTAACTAAAGAAGCGATAGCGCTAGCTGAAGCCGCTGGTGTTACTGTTCCCAATGCTGCAAATGTTTTGGGGTTATCTTTGAATCAGTTTGGAGAAGCAGCAGATCAGGCGTCTCGGTATGTAAATGTGCTGGCAGCAGGAGCAAAATTAGGGGCATCGGAAGTTGAAGATACATCAGAGGCGATCAAGAATTCTGGCGTTGTTGCGAAATCAATGGGATTAAATTTTGAGGAGTTAAACGCCGCTATACAAATATTAGCGGCATCAGGTGTAAAAGGTGGAGAGGCGGGAACACAACTGAGGGGGGTATTATTAAATGCTGGATTAGCTGCTGATAAATTCAGTCCTAAAGTGGTGGGTATAGCGAAAGCTTTGGATAATATGGCACTAGAATTGGATACAGTTGCTAAACAGGAAGAAGTTTTTGGTAAAATAAATATTGCTGCTGGCCAAATTTTAATAGAGAACAGGGACCAGTTGGTAGATTTAATTACTGCTTTAACTGGGACCAATGTTGCCTATGAACAGCAAGCGGTCAGAGTTGATACATTGCAGGCAGATTTAAAAATATTATCTAATGTTACATCCAATTTAAAAATCCAATTCGCTGATTATTTAAATCCCGCTGTAAGAGATACAACCCAAGTTTTAACTGACTTTATAAAAACCGCTTCCGAGAATTTTATAGAAGTAAAAGTGGCGGGTGCCAGAATGGTACAAGCTACTTTAATTAGTTTTGAAATGTTACGTGGAGGAATAGAAATATCTTTTAATGCCATTGACAGAATAATATCCGGTTCAATGAATTTATGGAGAAGGGGTATAGCTAATCTTTCTGAAGGTGCAGCGACAATCTGGGAAAGCATGGCAACAACGGATTGGGAAAGAAATTGGATAATTTCTTTAAAAAATGTGGCAGACGGATATAGGGGAGCTATCACATCTGTAAAAGATTTTGATGGTATACAAAATGATATTCAAGAAAGAACTTCAGCAAATATTCAAGGAGTGGTAGAGAATACCCAAGAACTAATTGATGGATATTATCAGCAAGATGCCGCCCAAAAGAATTTAATAAAATCACAAGAAGTTTTGGGAGAGGCGGTTGCTTCTACTGCTGGAGAGGTTAGGAAATATTCTGAATCAATGGATGAAGCTAATAAAAGAACAAAAGAATTAACCGATTTAGCAGCAAAAATAAAAGAAGATATAAAAACTCCATTTGAAATTTGGCAGGAGCAATTAAATGATGTAAATGATTTATTAAAAAGGAATATGCTTACTGAAGCAGAAGCATCACGCGCTCGCCTTATGTACAATAAAGAATATGCTGATAGTTTTGATAAAATAAAAGAGAAAACAGAGGAAGTGGATGATGTAGCTAAAGAGTTAGGAATGACTTTTAGTTCCGCATTTGAGGATGCGGTGGTTGAAGGAAATAGTTTTAGAAATGTGCTGGATGGTATAGCAAAAGATTTAATAAGATTAACACTCCGTAAAAGTATTACGGAACCTTTTGCTGATTGGTTTTCTAAAGGAGATTTTTTAAATAAAGCAATAGGATTTGGTATGTCCCTTTTTGGTGGCGGTGGTAATACTATGGAAGGAAGTTTAGCAATGCCCGGCGCTGAAAATCTTTTTGCTAATGTTGCGCATGGCGGCGGCATTGTTGGTAGTTTATCATCTGGTAGAATGGTAAACGCTGGTATATTTAGCCATGCTGATCGATATCATGGAGGGGGTATAGTTGGAGATGAGGAGCCAATTATTGCTAGAAAGAAAGAGGGAATATTTACCGAAGGACAGATGAAAGCTATGGGTAAAAAAGAAAATAATATAGACATGACCAATAATTTTTATGTTAATTCAGATAATGGAAAAATATCTATTCAGTCACAACAACAAATTGCTGCTAAATTTGGTTCTATTATTAATAGAGCAGTAACTAGGAGTAATTAAAATGTCATTTTTAGAAACTCCAAGATTTCCAGATAACATTTCATATGGTTCCTCCGGTGGCCCAGAATATAATACAAGCATTACGGAAGTTTTTTCTGGATACGAAGCAAGAAATCAAAATTGGCAATATCCCAAACATTTATTTAATGTTGCTTATGGTGTAAAAACACAAGCATCATTGGATGCGCTGATTGAATTTTTCCACGCTGTTGCTGGTAGAGCACACGGCTTTAGGTATAAAGATTGGGCAGATTATAAAAGCTGCATATCAACTGGTACTATTACCTATTTAGATCAGGCAGTGGGAACTGGTGATGGGCAAGCCTCCCAAGTTGTACAATTAAAAAAGACATATGTAAAAGGTGCTTTATCTAGTATTAGGAATATTACTAAACCGATTGGTGCCACTCTTTTAGTTGGAGTAAATGGAACTCTAAGAACAACTGGATTATCATTAGATACTGTTACTGGATTATTAACTCTAACTCCTGCTGCAGCAAATGGACATGCCATTACGGCCGGTTTTGAATTTGATGTGCCTGTAAGATTTGACAATGATTATTTAAGTGTCAATCTACAAGCGTTTTTAATGGGAGCTGCTGATGTAACTGTCAGGGAAATCCGCGTATGAAATCCATTCCCGCCGCCTTGAATAACCATTACCAGCTCGGCGTAACGACGACGACCATGCTGCTGCGCTTGACGCGCACGGACGGGACGATCCTGCGGTTCACGACGCTGGATGCGGACGTGCCGATCGGCGCGGAAACGTATCAGTCGGTCTACGGTTTCAGCCCGACCGGCCTGCACAGCGCGGCCGGCGCCGCCGTGGATAATATGGAGATGGTGGTGATCTTGAATGCCGCCGGCGTCAACGAATCCGATATCCTGGCCGGCGTTTACGACAACGCCCGCATCGAGATGTTCTGCTGTAATTACAAATCGACCGGCGACGGCGTCGAGATCCTGAAGACCGGTTATGTCGGCGAGATGGCCTTCGGCGATATCGCCTACAAGGCCGAGCTGCGCGGGCTGTCGCAGGCGCTGCAGCAGGTTATCGGCTCGGTCTCGCAGGCGAGTTGCCGGGTGGATCTCTACAGCTCGAAGTGCAAGGTCGTCAAAGCCACGTTCACGTTCACCGCCACGGTGACCGGCGTCACTGACAATGCCAATTTCGCGGACAATGCCACGGCCGCCATCATCGACAAGCCGGATGATTATTTTTCCGCCGGCGAAGGCGAATGGCTGACCGGCAATAACGCCGGGCGGGTGATGGAGATCAAGCAATTCACGCAGGCCGGCGGACTGTTTAAATTCTTCCTGCCGATGCAGAAGTCCATCCAGATCGGCGATACTATCGCCGTCAGCGCCGGCTGCGACAAATCTCTGCTGGGGACGCACGGCTGTAAATTGAAGTTTAATAACGTGGTCAATCACCAGGGCGACCCGTATAAACGCAATCAGGATTTTACAATGGATTTCCCTGATGCCGCGTAACGACGAATTGCGCCAACAGATCGTGGCCGCCGCGCGCGGCTATTGCGGCGTCGCGTATTCGCACCAGGCGTTTTCTGGGGCGCGCATGGACTGCCGCGGCCTGCCGCTGCGCGTCGGTCGCACGCTGAACCTGGTCAATGCCAATGCGGAATTTAACAACTACGGCCGGCAGCCGAACCCGGAACGTCTGCGCGCGGCGCTGCGGGAGCACCTGGTCGAGATCCCAATAGCGGCGGCGCAAGACGGCGACGTGCTGTTGCTGCGCGAACACGGCGTCGC